TTCAGGTGGGGAGAGATGAGAGAAGTGCCACAAAATGCTAGTGGACGGAACTGTGTATTCAACACATGACCATGTCCGGATTCGCATCGACTGAGCAGCAGCTGCAGCCGGTATACGAATAACGTTTGTCTCCAGTGAGCCGAGGCCCACAAAAATATTAGGAGAAACGTTAGCAAATGTGGTGTACACCGAAGTATCACCAGTACCAGGGGTGAGCTGATTAGAGCTAATCTGAGTTAACGTGGTGTTAACAAGGATAGGTTGAAAGGGGTAAGACGACTGCTGATTATATGCAGTCATATAGACCCCGTTCGATATCTTGTCAACATAACCAGGTTCACTAGTATAAAGACCATTGAACCCCATAAGCATGGGGACTTCAAGGTTTTTCTGGTTTGTACCGACGTCCACAAAATTATCCATGGTAAAGTCAAAGCTTAAATCAAGTTTAAAGGCTTCGATAGAACCAGCCCAAGTCATTTCATTTGTTGTATTAATAAGCTCGATTGCATTGGATGCAACACGGAACTTGTCAACAACTGTATTTGAAGATGCAAGGGTAGGGAAAATTGTGGTAACATTGGAGTACCAAACTGGTGTAAAGGAGATGGGTGTACTTTGTGTCCGGTTATTACCAGCAACTTGACCCCACATATAAGCAACTCCTGGAATAGGAGCTTGAATAATATAGATGTCATTGCCAGTAGTATAACTGGGTAAGCCAGTTACTGATCGACACTCGTCAACTATAACTCGATTGTCGTAGTTATCAGGGATCCCTTGGAATCCTGTTGAACCCGCAACAAAGTCACAGGGAGAGGTGATGCACTTAAGGAAAGATGTTCCATCTGGCGTAAGAGCATTCTTGGGACCAGGTCCTCGGCTTCTTTTGCTTTTCTTTCGCGAAGATTTCGACGCCTTCTTCTTTGGCGGAGTCTTCTTTTTGACGATCGTCGTAACGACCTTTGTTGATTTTGGTTTGGGCATTGTAAAATGTTGGAAGTCTGGGACACATGTTCCAACAACACCGACTATTCATCATCCAAACATAGACCGCCGTGTAGTCTGTAGGCATTCCGAGACAGCATATCTCTTAGCACGCAAATCAGCGTTTTGGCAGGTTTAATGGATGACCCCAATGCCTAGCTGGGCAGCCAGGTCTTTTTGTCGAGGGGAGGAAGGAGATCCTCAACCCACAAGATCAGTTTGTTTCCTAGAAGGAGCTCATCATCTGTGAGGGACCCGGGGAGGGTATCTGAGATGGGAGTGTTCAAGTTAGTAAAATGAAACTTATTGAACTCCTTAAGTAAGCTACGTGACGGGAGTCTATATTCACTCGTCGGGTCTAAGCTAATTTCCTGAACAGCTGATAGTGGTCCCATGGTCTTAGCAGTGGGTTGGACGTACCGTTTCCAACCGACCTGGCTTTGATTAATGGACAACATCATCCTGGGGAACCCATGCCTTCGAATTACGGAGGCAAGTGGTGTGGTATCCGTAAGGAGTGCTGAAAAGTACTTTTTAGGGTAGATACCCTCAGAGAGGCTCTCGTTGGTCCTCTTCAGGAGAAACGTAGCGAACTG